TAAACCCATCAAAGAATGTGAAACAAGAAGTTTCCATTCCAGAGGTTAAACAAAAAATCTCTAAACAAATACAAACAACTGAAAGTGCAAGTGAGAACTTAGTTCCTAACAAAGAAGACACATTTGTTCCTTTTGGTAATTACAAAGACTTAAAAAATATTGTTAAGTCTGGTATTTTTTATCCTACATTTATTACTGGTTTATCTGGTAATGGTAAAACTCTTGGTGTTCAACAGGCTTGTGCCGAACTCAAAAGAGAAATGATTAGGGTTAATATTACAATCGAAACTGATGAGGACGATCTCATTGGTGGTTTCAGATTACAAGACGGTGAAACTGTCTGGCATGACGGTCCTGTTGTTAACGCAATGAAAAAAGGCGCCGTATTATTGTTAGACGAAATTGACCTTGCCTCTAATAAGATTATGTGTTTACAACCAATCTTAGAAGGTAACGGTATCTTTCTTAAAAAGATAGGTCAGTTTGTTGAACCTAAAGACGGGTTTCAAATTTTTGCAACCGCAAATACTAAGGGTAAAGGTTCTGATGACGGTAGGTTCATTGGTACTAATATTCTTAATGAGGCATTCCTAGAGAGATTTCCTGTAACTTTTGAACAGGCATATCCTTCTGCTAAGATTGAAACAAAAATCTTAGATAATGTTATGAATCATTATGGTCTTAAAGATAATCAGTTTACTTCTAATTTAGTTAAGTGGGCAGAGGTTATTCGTAAGACTTTCTTTGATGGTGGTATTGATGAGATCATCGCCACTAGACGATTGGTTCATATCGTAAACGCTTATGCCATCTTTAAGAACAAACTTAAAGCGGTTGAGGTTTGTATCAATAGATTTGACAATGATACAAAAAACAGTTTCCTTGACTTATATACCAAGGTTGACAGTGGTGTCAGCATTGAAGAATTAAATCAAGGATCCAATGATAGTGAGGAATTGGTTGATGACCAATAAACCTATCGTTCATAATGTAGACCTCGTGGGTGGGCAGAAATGCCCACCTTCAACAAAGGGGGTGAGGTAATGGCATTAGAAGTAAAAGTTAGAAACAATAATGTTGAAAAAGCCATGAGACAACTAAAGAAAAAAGTTATGAAAGATGGCTTATTAAAAGAATTAAAACGAAGACAATTTTATGAAAAGCCTTCGTTAAAGAGACAACGCAAATTGAAAGAATCAATGAAGCGTGTAAACAAATTAAGACGCCTACAAGAGCGACTTGATGACAACTAAACATAAAGAAAGGACCTTATATTATGGGTAGAAAAACTCTTGCTAATAGCACGAAGTTTCTTAACGCTTTGTTAAGAGGCCAGTCTGTGACTTGGAAAGAAGCACAGACTAAATTTAACCTCTCTAAACCTAGAGCGGTTGTTGATAAAATCCGTGAGGAAGGCCATTGTGTCTATATCAACAAAAACAAATCAGGTACTTATTACAGAATAGGTACTCCATCTAAAGCAATTATTGCCGCAGGCTTTGCTGCTTTAGAACCATCAGTTTATGCATAAGCATAAATAGTCATAGAGGCGGTTCGTAAGACCTCTGTGAGTGTTGCCTCTCGTAAAGACAACACATTTCGGGTTTGGTAGTTTTCCCCTGGATATTGAATCCTAGAAAAAACTACCACTTGAAATTTTATGATTAATGATTATATAAATAATAGTGAGACGCCACTTGGGTCTCATTTTTAACATTAAGTTAACTTGCTAACAAGGAGGAAACTATGACAAGAAACTTATCTATTTGGAACGATCTTAGACCATTTACAATAGGGTTTGATGATTTGTTCTCACAGTTTGATCATTATGTAGATAATAGATCAAATTCATTCCCACCATACAATATCGTGAAAGGTAAAGACGATCTCAATTGGACAATTGAAATGGCGCTTGCCGGTTATAATAAAAATGATATTGAGGTGAAATATGCTGACAATACTATCACAATAAAATCAACTCACAAAGATGAGGAAGATAAAGATACAATTCATAGAGGTATTGCTAAAAGACATTTTACTAGATCATTCACAACTGCTGATGATGTCGAAGTAAGAGGTGCTGAAATGAAAGATGGTATGTTATCTATTGCATTGGAAAAAATAGTCCCAGAGGCTAAGAAACCAAGAACAATTGATATTGCATAATAAAAATAGATAGGGGCGGTGAGATTATCTCCGCCCTTGACTTTGACTTGAAACCTGATATAATGGATTATAATGATAGATTACAAATTTAAAGAAAACGAAATTATTTTAGATATAAAAGATTACATAGACGAAACCTATTCGTCTCATTACGCACAATCACAAAAACAAGCTACTGAAATCATCATTGACCAGGGACATGGTGAAGGTTTCTGTATGGGTAATATTTTAAAATATGCTCAAAGGTATGGCAAAAAAGATGGCAAGAATAAGAGAGACCTTATGAAAGTTATTCATTATGCTATAATACAATTGTCCCAAGACCACTATCAAGAACCACCACTTGGTTCTGTGATGAGTGAAAAATATCGAAATAACTAACCAGGAGAATATATAATGAAACTAAGTGATAATACAAAAGAAGTATTGAAAAACTTTTCTGAAATTAATCCTAATTTAAAGATTACACCAGGAAAAGAAATCAAGACTATCTCAACTATGAAAAATATACTGGCAACTGCTAGTGTCGAAGAAGAATTTCCACAAGACATTGCTATCTATGACCTATCTGAATTTTTAGGTATGTTGTCTTTATTTAATAAACCTGTATTTGAATTTGATGAAAAATACATGAATATCAATGAAGAAGGTACATCCACAAAATCAAAATATTATTTTGCTGATGAATCTATACTTACAACACCACAAAAAGATGTTAAAATGCCTGAAACAGAGGTAGAATTTACATTGACACAAACAGACTTAACAAACATTAAGAAGGCTGCGTCTATGTTACAACTACCAGACATTGCCGTTAAATCTGTTGGTAGTGATATCATAATGTCAGCGGTTGATAAGAAAAATGATACAGCAAATACCTATGATGTAAAAGTAGGTGAAACAAATAAAAAGTTTGAATTTCATTTTAAAACAGAACATTTTAAAATGCTACCTGGCGATTATACTGTTGCTATATCTTCAAAGTTAATATCTAACTTTAAAAATAAAAACAAATCAGTACAATATTGGATTGCTCTAGAAAATACATCTAAGTATGAGGGGTAATCTATGGAAAATTTATTATGGGTAGAGGCTTATAGACCCTCTACAATTGATGAGTGTATCTTACCTGTTGAAATAAAGAAGACCTTTAAATCTATCCTTAAACAAGGTGAGATACCAAACCTATTATTATCTGGTACCGCTGGTACTGGTAAAACCACAGTAGCAAAAGCATTATGTAACGAACTTGGTTGTGACGTTATGATGATTAATGGTTCTGACGAAGGTCGATCCATTGATGTCGTAAGAAACCAAATCAAAAACTTTGCCTCAACTGTATCTCTACATGAGAGTGATAAACCCAAAGTGGTTATTGTTGATGAGGCAGATTATATGAATGCTGAGAGTGTTCAACCTGCTCTAAGAAACTTTATCGAAACATTTAGTAATAATTGTAGATTTATTTTTACATGTAATTATAAAAATAAAATTATACCTGCAATTCATTCTAGGTGTACAGTAATCAACTTTTCTATTCAGAAAAAAGATAAAGAGAAACTAGCAGGTTTATTTCACAAACGATTATCCACAATACTAGAACAAGAGAATATTGATTTTGATCCTAAGGTAGTGGCAGAACTTATCATTAAGTTTTATCCAGACTTTAGAAGAACGATTAATGAATTACAAAGATATTCTGTATCAGGTAAAATAGACACAGGTATACTTGTTAATATTGCTGAAGCAAATATCAAATCTTTGAACAAAGCATTGAAGAACAGACACTTTGGTGATATGAGAAAATGGGTTGTAGATAATATTGATCAAGACCCTGCTGGTTTATATAAAGACCTATATCAAAACTTCTATACAGAATTACAACCACAAACTATTCCTGCGATGGTTATCCTTCTAGCAGAGTATCAATATAAGAATGCTTTTGTGGCTGATCCAGAACTTAATATGGTTGCGTGTCTTACTGAAATCATGTCTGAATGTAAATTCAAATGAGTGATTACAGCCTAACAAAGTATCTCACGGCTATCAATTACAGTAAAGAAAAATTACTTGATACTGATGATAGAGAGTGGGAAAGAAAATATCCACCTTTTATAATCAATAAAGGTTTATCATATTTTTCAGATACAGTAATGTATGCTAATGAAATGAATAGATTACACCATGCGTCAAAACATATGCAATTCTCATTTTTTCTAAATAGTATAAAGTCTAGAAAAAGATTTAGTAAATGGTTAAAATCTTCGAAAATGAAAGACCTAGATGTGGTAAAACAACATTTTGGTTACTCAAACAAGAAGGCACAAGAGGCTATATCTTTACTGACAAAAGAAAAAATTGATTATATAAAAGAGAGATTATA